CGAGTAATGTCTAAAAAGAATATTGCATTTGTAAATTGTAAGAGATGTTTGGAGCGTTTAAAATGAAATGGAGATTTGATTGTTTTCTTTGTGGAGAACGTTGGGAAGAAGAGCATCGGAATCTAACTGCTGACCATTTTGTATTTAGTAATAAGAAAGAAGGAAGACCAATGCAGGATTGTTATAAATGTAAGATGGATCAAGTGTACACTCCATTGATGGGTGAAATGGTAGGGAACAGAAAGTAATCCATATATGCTTTCGGAATGTTATCTGTGGCTACACAATGCAGGAGTAAGCACAAATCATATAGTGAAAGCTTATATACACTTACTAAACTAATAGACTATCACACAAAAGATGTGACAATGGAAAACAAACAAAAATGACAAAAATAAATGTAAGACTAAGTAAGCAATGGATTATGGAATTTGTAGCAATGATGGAATCCTGTTATGATCTTGAAGCAGAAGAAATGCAAGACGCAGTAGAGCTATTGGCTTATTTGAATAAAAGATTAGAGGCTTAAATGGAATTTAATAAATTGGAGGACTAAATAATGACATCAACAATAGCTAAATTAGCACAAGAAATAGAAACAATGAAAGAGCAGCACGAAGAGGAGAGAGAATGGTTAAGGGATCGAATCCATCTTTTAAGGAAAGACTTTTCCAGATTACATGATCTGTATTTTGATAAAGTTAAAAAGATAGATGAAGAAGTTTCTATAATGAAAGAGTATCTAACAAACAATAAAGATTTTAAAAGATGGGCATTAACGGAGTTAATGGATTAACTATGAAAAAATTAAAAGAAGTAGAACAAACTAAAGCATGGAGAAAACAAATAAGAGAGGATATAAATGGTTTATAATGCATTTGAAAAATTAGATAGTGTAGAAAGTGTTGTTCGTAGACATCTTAAAAATAATATTGTTTGCAGAGATAGTACGACATATTTAGAATATTTAATTTTAAAAGAATATTACTTAGCAACTAGCAATAAAGGAAAGCAATGTACTAATGAATCATTCTTGTCGGATCTATACGATTTGTTACATTACGCACCTAATACAGAAACAATACAAAGAGCAAGAAGAAAGGTGCAAAACAACTACAAAGAGTTTAGGCCATCAAAGGCAACTCAAGACAAGAGAGAACGCTTACAAGATGATTATAGTGACTATGCAATAGCGGACTGATAATTATTTAAAGGGTTTTATGCTTAGTTAATACCGATGACAGGTTCAAACACCATTTGCACTCGGATTTTTACTCAGTATTGTTTGACGTTCGGGAGCCTGTCGTCTTAATGGCTCGACTCGAATTAAAAGGCATTGATCACAAAGTCAGAGAAGATATTAAAGTATTAGCTAAAACGCATGGAGTCACTGTCGCTAAATTCTTAGAGCCTGCAATTAAAAAATATATCTACAAAGCCGATAATAGAGAAAGACTTATTAGGGCTAAGAGGAGTGACCCAGACTGGTAGTAATGGGATTCTTTGACAGGTTTAGGAGCAAGCCAAAAACAAGCCGTGTTCAGGCTTATTTAGATAGCAATCAAAACGGTTTAGAAAAAGAAGCACGAACCCCAGTTTATGATATGGCTTCTGCAATGGGGAGTACGGGTCCAATGCGTATTGCACCAATTTATGATTTATATCATTTAGAAGATTTAGCAACTAACTATTCACATTTACAAACCGTTGTTAATCGTATTGCATCACAGACTATTGCTAAAGGATATAGATTAGAACAAATTGTAGAAAATCCAAGTGAAGACCAAAAAGCAATTGCAGAGCAATTATTAATGAATCCTTCTAATGGAGATTCTGATATTACTGGTGATGAGTTTTGTAAAGCTTTAATTCGACAATTAGAAATCTTTGATGATGCTTGGGTTTCAGTAGTTTATGATTACGTTAAAGATGATGCAGGACAAGTTCTAGGTAAACAAGTATCTCAACTTTGGGTTGAAGATTCAAAGAGCATGCGATTTAATACCGATAATTTTGGTAAGTTTCAAGACCAAGATTTGTTTTGTCCAAGTTGTAGAAAAACTGCAAGTGGAACTGCATGTAGTGAATGTGGAACTAAATTAGAATTAGTAGCTTATACTTTTGAAAGTAATGAAGGCGATATTCCATTTGCAAGAGATGAAATTATACATTTTAATAAATATAGTTCGACAGCTAGATTGTATGGACAATCACCAATTATAGGATTAAGTAAGAAAATAGAAACGGCATTAGCAATTGAAGCCTATCAAAATAAATTGTTTAGATTAGAAAGGCCACCTAAAGGTTTTCTGGATATTCCTAACTTAGATGAAACTGCATTGAATAGATTAGGCGAATACATAGCAGAAGAGACCAGACGCAATCCTAACTTTGTTCCAATTATTTCTTCAGGTGAAGGACAATCAGGAGCTAGGTTTGTTACAATTATGCCAAATCAAAGTGAGTTAGGTATGCTTCCTTATATGGATAAAATCAATTCAGACATTAACGCATCTTATGGAGTAATGCCATTAGCAGTTGGAGATGTATCTGGAATTGGTGGATTAAATGCAGAGGGTGAGCAGTTGTCTATGATGGATAGAACTATTAGTGAAACGCAATCTGTATTGTCTAAAGGTTTCTTTCAACCAGTACTAGATTTACTTAAAATTACAGATTGGGAAATTGTATTTAATGACATTGATGAACGTAACGAACAACTATATCTTGCTAACCTTAGAACTAAAGCTGACGTAATTGCAGCATTTCAAGGTGTAGGAATAACAGTTGATTTAGATGAAGAAGGAGAACTAATATTACCAGAAACAGATTTCGCAAGTTTGCCAACGTCGCAGGTGGAAGAGGAGCCAAGCGAACCAGTAGACTTGTATCAGCCTTAGATAATAAGTTAGCAATAACTATCAAAAGAGAAGTCAACAGACTTCGAACCGTTAAATCATATTTTGAATTAAATGAGATGCTGCCAATGTTAATGATTGGTTTAGTAAAAGATTTAAAATTAATAGTTGGAGAAGAATTACGTGATGCGTATGTACATGGATTTAAGAGTGCAGCAGAAGAAGATAAACTAAACGTAATTGAAAAGCAAGACAAGTATTCTCATATTAATTTCAAACCTACGGCTGCAATGGCTAAAGAAGCAGTTAAAGGATTAGAATATCGTAGGGAATTTAATCGGGGTGGAACTGAGGTTGGAGTTGCAAGAGCCAGAGATATTAAGAATAGAGTTAACTTATCTCCTAAGACTTGTAAAAGAATGAAAGCTTTTTTTGATAGGCATCAATCAGATAGAGAAGGGCAGGATTGGGGTAACGAAAATAATCCTAGCGCAGGATATGTTGCACATTTACTTTGGGGTGGAGACTCAGGATATTCTTGGTCAAAAGCTAGAGTGCGTCAAATAAATGCAGTAGATGACAAAAAGTCCCTAAGTTATGGCACTAAAAAAGCAGAAACAATTGATTTAATATATAAAGGAAAAAGATTAGACATAGATTTTGACCAAGAAGATGAAGATGCAATTAGAGTTTTACAATCAGGTAAAGTGCAAACAAATAGTTACAATGAATTGTCTATAGTTTTATCTACTAAATTAAATCAAGAGATTAATAATTCAATAATAGAAGGTCGTAGTATTCCTAATACGGTTTCAGAAATGCAAAAAATAATTAAAACTGAAACATACAAATTAACTAGGATTGCACGAACTGAAATAACTAATGTAACCAATGAAGGTAGATTAGCATCGTATCGGAAACAAGAAAAACTTAGAAAGCAACCGTTCAAATATACTTTAGTAGTTGCATCAGGTTCCAGAACTTGTCTAGCTCATCAAGAATTACAAAGACGTATTCCTGCAAAAGGTTTATTGATGAATGATTTAATTGAGTTGCAGCAGAGTGTTGGATCAAGTCATGGCTTTACTTTACGAGGCAATTCTTTATTGCATCCTAATCAAAGGACAGTATTGATGAGGGTTCCTTGAAAACAGAAATTTATATTAGTAATGATAAATACGGGCATCATGGTAATGGTACCATGAGAAATATGAAAGATAAAAGAGATAAAGAATTTTGGGATTGGTGGGATAGTTTAACTGATTATGAAAAAGAACAGGAAATAGGTAAATGAGTAATTGTAGAAAATGTAGTGCAGGAGCAATGAGAGTACACATTCTTAGTAATGGTATTTGTCAAGAATGTACTGATGAGTTAGCGTGGAAGAATG